TTATTTTTCCGGTTCGCGCGTGGTGAAGCGCATCAATTCCGCTTCAAAGTGGAGAGGAACGTCCCCGGTGGGGCCGTTGCGGTTTTTGGCGAGGTGGAGGTTGGCAAATCCGGCTAGTTGCTGCCGCTGGTTCTCGTCTTCCGCGTAGTAGTCGGAGCGGTAGAGCAGACCAATCATGTCCGCATCCTGTTCGATAGAGCCGGATTCTCGCAGGTCGGAGATGCGCGGAACGCCCAGGCTATTCCCGGTTCGCGTTTCCGGTCCGCGATTGAGTTGGGCCAGGACGATGACCGGGACCTTTAGTTCCTTTGCAAGTGCCTTGAGACCTGCGGAGATTTCCGCCACTTCGCGTTCTCGGCTGTTGGCCGCTTGCTTGGAATGAGAGCGCATCAATTGAAGGTAGTCCACACCGATAGCGGCCAGACCGCCCAGGTCACGCATGACGCGCCGCGCTTTCGCACGTAGCTCGTTGATGGAAATGGCTGCCGTATCGTCAATGACCAGTTGGGCCGCCCCAAGGTCCGCTACAGCTTTTTTGAAGTGCTGCATCTCCAATTGTGTGAGGGTGCCACGGCGGACAATTTCACCACGCCGGACGCCGGAACGGGCAAAAAGCAGACGTTCCGCAATCTGGACGGCGGGCATTTCACAGGAGAAGAGCAGAGTGGGCTTTTTCTCGTTGAGGGAGATATGTTCGATGATGTTGAGCAGAAAGGAGGTTTTCCCCATGGAGGGGCGCGCCGCAATGACGAACATGTCCCCCGGTTTGAGGCCGTTGCTCTTTTTATCCAGCTCATCAAATCCGGAGGAAAGCCCCTGAATCTGCCCCCTGGTGGCAATGAATTGTTCAAAGGCAGCCACGGCCTCCCGGACGATGTGCGCCAGGCTTTTGCCGTCCTGTTTGTTATTGCTGCATTCCCTTATTTGGAAGATATGAGTTTCCACAGCATCCAAGAGTGCCGCTACGTCCTCCGGGTTGTCAAACGCTTGCGTTATGGACTTGGTGGAAGCGTCGATAATAGAGCGCAAGAGAAACTTGTCTTTCAGGATATTAAGATAATGCTCAAAATAAGCTCCCGTGGTGGTGAAGGTGTACACATCCGCCAAGCCAGCACTGCCCCCCACGGAATCAAGCTGCTGCATGTCATCCAACGCCTGGGTGATGGAAATAATGTCCAGGGGCAAATTGTTGTTGTAACGCGACGCGAACAGCCGCCACAATAATTTATGGGCGGGAATGTAAAAGTAATCATCCGTCAGGCCAAACGTGACGGCCTGGGCCATGTAAGTAGCAGGGTCCATGACCATCAAGGCAAGGATGGACTTTTCCGGGCCGGGAGCCTGGGGAATGTCCCTGCACTCGGTAGGAGGCACGGAAGAATAGGAATGAAGTGAAGGCATGACTGTGGAACAAGGAAAGAGAGATTATTAAAGAGTGAATCCGTCCGGCTGGCCCGGATGCAGAATTTCCCACATGACGCGAGCGCATGCCTCCCGGATGGTGCAACCTGCCCTGTCTGCAATGGGCTTGTAAAAATTGACCTGCCCGCAATGGACGGCGGACACTCCCTGGGCCAGCCTGGACAACTCGGCCAATTGCCGCTTATCGCATGTCCTGATACCAATCAGGAATTTGCCGTCCTGGAACTCGATAACATCCGCTCCCTTGCGGCCGTACAAATAGAGGGCAAGCATGCTCATGGTCACGTCCTCCGGATAAGTCTGGTCCGGTCTCTCTGGGAATTCCCGCGTCACCAGCACGTCCAGGGCCTCCCGGATAAAACGCCGCGTTACCCAGTAGCAAACGCCGGACCAAGCAAACGGTACGGCGCATTGATAGCCCCCCGCCAGCATCCGGCGATCAGAGAGGGATTTACTAATTTCGTCAATGGACATAATCAAGGTGTCGGCGTCAACCTTGACAATGGGGTCCGTGCCCGGAATGTCCTTCATACAGGACAACATGCCGCGCACGCATTCCAGGCCGTTCAAATTTCTTCTCCTTTGAAAGTAGGTCTTCTTGTAAATGACATCCTTCCCCTTTGGTATATGACACCGAAGAAGGGGAGCGGAACCGTCGTCAAACAGATAAATCAGGCAATCAGGGTCAACCCTGCGTATTTGCCCGATACATAATTCCAAACATTTATAGTCTTCCCGGTAGCAGTATATTGCGTAGTTCATAGTTCGCTCATTGGTTCATAGTCTTCCAAAATGTCGTTCCAAAGCCCCATCTGGATATAAAGATCGCCGTCTGACGTATGCTGTGGCCTCAATGCGTAATCTGTGGCACACGCGAGGACCGTCCATGAATCGCACACGCGCGAAATGGACTCGAAGCTTGTAACATCCAGGTCTACGGACAAAAAATTGTTGTCTTCCCAAAGCCTGGTTCGAATGCCTTTGCCGTTTGCCGGAGTCTTCCAGTATGAGGCATATCTTAGCCGTATCTTGTTATTGGTAATTTCCAGGGGCATTTGTGCGGCCAGGGTGCCGCTGGACAGGCTTGTCGCGTCAATCGACAGATCAAGTTGGCCGCCCGTTTTGGTAAGCCTGTACTTGATGCCGTTGGATGTCTTTTGAGCCGTGTTGACTTTTAACTTGATGGTGGAGCCGACAATTTCGATAGGGTCTTCCGCCGTGTAAGTGATAGCCTCCCCGCTTGTCATGGAATCGGTATCAAGTTTCATGGCCAGTTCCCCGTCTTTCACCTCCAAGTTGTATCTGACTCCCTGAGGGGTGGAATAGACTACCTTATCAATTTTCAGCGCAATATTCCGGTCCGTGATTTCAATCGGCTCTAATCCTGTGTAATCCGGCCTGCCGTCCCTAATCCTGACACCAAGCTTGACAGGGCCTTCTTCTTCTCCGTTGTTTCCTTTTCCCTTTTCCTGCACCAACCACGCCCGGAGTTCCGTTGTGACTGATACGTCCTCGGTGGAGGACTCTATATTCAGGGTTATAAGATGCCCTTCTTCGCCTTCGTCCTTAATTTCCAGCGCACACTTAGGGTCGGCTTTAAGGTTGTAGCCACGGGCAGCCTTCAAACCGCAATAGACCGCTCCAAGGGCATATTGCTTCACGTCCACCAGCTCCGGAGAATTTCCGTCAGCCAGAAGAGGTTCCGGAAGGATGTTCACCCTGGCGAGCTTAAAAGAATATTCCCCTTCTTCTTCTTCGTCTCCAATTATGGTCGGCAAGGGTGTTTCCGTCCCTTTGGTGCCGGAGATGGAATGACTCTTATATTTTCCCTGGTCGTCACAAGTTACCTTCAGCCATACGTCGCCGTCGCTTATTTCAGACTTTTCCCAAGAGCCGTCCCCTTCTTTTTCAAGTGTGCCGTTAATATAAATATCTCCCTGTTTCACGTAGACGCCGCCACCTTCCCCCTGCGCTACAAGGACGCGCCAGCCTTCGTTCAGGGAATTGGCTGCATAAGTAATGCAGCCTGTCAGATAAGGCTTGTAAGTAATATCGTCAATGGATGACCCGGAGGACCCGGCCCCGGACACAAACTCGCCCAGGACAAGACGAACTGCCCGCCCTCCCGGCTTATCCTGATTGGTGGAAATAACGGCATCGGTAATGCAATCATGGGACATATCGCCCCACAGCAAGTCCAAGTAAACCTTGCCGACTTCCGCTTTCAGGCCGGGGAAAGGTTCATTATTCATTTTTTTCTCGCCGATTTTTGGCACGACGTTGCGTGTCCCTCCGGCGTGAACATTTAGGACTCGTCCAGGATTGAAATAAGCCATCCATTTATCCCCCTCTTTGACGAGAGAACGGAGGGTAAACCCTCCCTTGTCATCCGCGTAGCGTCCGCCAGTCCATCGCGAAGCCGCCGCGGAGGGCAGCATGGATTGAAAATCCGAGGTCCTGTTGAGAGCATCATTGATGGCATCAACATGGTTGTTCCAATCTGCGGACCTGATAGGTTCTTTGCGTGATCGTTTATGCAAGTGGTACATGATGATTACCCGTAAATGTCTTCGTCCCAGTTGCCCGCAATATAGGTGACTTGGGACACGGTGCGGCCATTGCGGCGCGTGCGTCCCCCTCCTGCACAGAGCCATTTCATACCTTCCGGGAGATTAGGAAGGCCCGCATGGGTAGATATTTTGCCAGCGTCCCCAAATGACACCCGTCCTGGTATCGTCAGACGGACCTGCATGTAGGGGGCTTTATAGTGTGTCTGGCCACGCAGGATTTTTGAAAGCAAAGAAGAGGGGACCTTGTCGTGAAGTTTGTCGCTCAACTTGACTCCTTTCTCATCGGACAATTGGCCTCCCATCAGGGCGCATAAATCAGTAAGCGTGGCATTGTCCAGCTTGTCCACGTCTCCTTTATAAACGCGGCATTGCGTGATCGGGTCGTCAACCAGGGATATGGTCAGTTCGCATTCATTGCCATCAAATTCAAATTCAGGGTCGTCCGGGTTTTCCGGGTCATCTTTGTCGTCATCAGCTAGTTCGAGCGAATAAGTAAGAGTAACGAAATCAATCTTGTTGCTTTCGTGAGTCTCAATACTGATGTCAGTCAGGGGGAGGCCCTGCTTTCCCCCAGATGCACGAGTAGATACTGCCGGGTTCATGATAGACGGGACCAGGGTCCGTCCTTCTCCCGCGGGACATTTATAATATTCCGTGAGAGTTTTAGATTGGTAAGTTTCCCGGTATTGGGACGGCTTCCAGTATGTAAGGATTCCGGATGGGAGGTTACCTAAAATTCCATTATTCATTATGCGAAGACGGCTGCTCCCCCATCTTTTTGGAGGATTTTGTTAAGTAGTTCATTGGTCTTTTTCTGTTCGGTCAATTGCTTGGCCGGGATGTTTTCGGCAGAGAGCATGAGGCGGCCATAGCCACCGCCGCCCACTTTGGCAAGTGACCCCGCAAAGACAGTTTCCCACATAACCTTGAAAGGCTTGTTAGCCTCTTCCTGGGAGGCTTTTTTCCTCGTGACGGCTTTGCCCTCTTCTGCTGCTTTGGCTTTATCCTGGGCCGCCAGCGCGGCCACAATGCGGTCGCTGGCGGACTTGATGGACTCCCTGTAATCCGTCGTGTCCCATACGTCCGGAGTGTTGTTATAGCCCTGGGCGAAAGCGGCGGATATGGTATTGAGGGAATCAAGATATTGGCCTGCAATCCTGCCTCCATACTGGTCCACCAGTCCCGCGGACGATTGTCCAGACGTGGACATATAGCCTCGCTGGGCTTTGTAAAATTCATCTGCCAGGCCGGACATAAATTCCCGGTATTTATCCATGCCGGGGATAGTTGACATGATAGAGGCCAACGACTGAGATAGGCCCCCCAGCATGGCTGCTACAGCGGCCTGCAACACGGACAGCAAGGCAACACCCACGCCTTGCCAGAATGATACGTCTGTCAATATGTCCAAGACCAGCACTCCCGACTTGAAAGCCTCGATAAGGGTTGGAGCCAACATGGCAAGCCATCCTTGCGTGCCTTTCCAGAGGCTATTAACTCCCTCACCAAATCCTAATTTCAGACTATTGCCAATCAAGGAGGCAACTTCCCCCTGTTTCCAGGCTTCTATTCCGAACCTCAACCCGTATCCGATAGCATCCCCTATCGTTTTTGCCGTAGATGCCAGCTTGCCGACAAGATTGATATTATCGTCAAGCAAGGGCTTGAGAGCGTCGATGATAGGCTTGCCGAACTGCGCGCGCACCTCCGCCCAGGCATCCCCCAGCGTGGATATCTTGCCGTGCCAGGTCTTTGATTGAAGCTCCATGCCGCCGCTGTACTTGCTTAATTCGTCAGCGGCCACCTGCCAGACATCTGCACCTTTTTTGCCTGCGGTTTGCAGGTCTTCCAGGCGGGACCGGACAGCAGGGGATATAGCCCCTAATTCCTGGAGGCGCATCATTGCTTCCCCTGCTGGCCTCCCACTGTCCAGGCCGGAATAAAGACGGCCTATCGTGACGGCCATTTCATCTATCGGGACATTACAGGCGGAAGCGGCATCGCCAACCAGGCGGAGGCCGTTCCCGGTGGACAAGGCCCCGTTTGTCAGGGACTCCAAAATTTTAGATGCTGCGGCAATGCCCGGTAGTTGGAAAGGTGTATGGGCTGCAAAATCCGCCAGTTCCGCCATGCGTTCCCTGGCCGCCTGCGCGTTCCCCAAAATGGGGATGAACGCTGTTTCCATCGTTTCCCGGTCCGCAGCCTCGGACATGGACGCGCGTACTCCTTCAATGGACGCCTTGATTAACTTATATCCGGCAGCAGCTACGGCAGCGGCGGCTCCCAAGGCCAACATCTGAGGGTTGGCAAATCCGGCAAATCCGGACAATCCGGACCGAGCCTGGTTTAGAGGTCCGACAAATCCGGTATTGTCCAGTTTAAGTTTATATTCAATACCTCCGCTCATGATAGATTTTTAAGCAATTGGAGTTCCAGAAAGGAGAGACTCTCAGAATCGGCCCCATTGCGTTGTGCAATGGCAGCCCTTAGACACAAGGCGCGGGCCACATGGAGGTCCAGAACGGCATCAAGGCCCCATCCGTATTCCGAACAAAGCAGATCAACCAGGGACAGCCACCAACCGACGCCAGTACAATTTACGGTTTGCGGCCCGTCCCCGTCTTCTTTTTTGAGCCGTCCAGAGGCGCAAAAGAGGCTCTAATAACGGCGGCAATCTTGTCTGCCATAGACGGAATGACGGAAGGGGAAAGCGTGTCCGCCCAGGCATGCAAACCATCTCGGAATGTCCCGGTATCAAGGGCGGAAGCAAATGCGGCACGGTCCGCCATCAGCCACAAGAATGCGGCCATCTCATAGGCGGACGGTTGGATGCCCAACGCGACAAACTTCACGTCAGCAGATTCAAGTAAGAGCAAATCCCGCATGGTCAAAGATTGTTTTTTAGCAAAGGCGTCTTTGACGGCGTCCGGGAACAAGGCGGCAGTAACCGCGGCAATATCAGCAGTGGAATTAGACATACTGGCAATCTGCCACAAAACAGGCCGTGGCTTGCACACCACGGCCTGGATGGAAACCGGGTGAGTAAATCACTCGCTGTCCCGGTTCCCTATAAAATGTAGTCCCCACACCTGGATCGCATCTTCCAGGCTATCAAAATAGGTATATCCATCATTTAAACCTTGGGGAGTATAGGCTGCGTTACATTCGGATAATGTATAACGCACCCCGTCTTTTTCGTAATCTCCGCTATAGTCCTTTATTAATTGGTAATACATAGCTTTCGTATTAGATTTCAACAGTCCATCCTTTAGCCGTAGCTATTGACTTGTCGGCAGCAGCGGCACCAGGGCAACCCTGGAAACCAATCACATGAGATTGCCCATCCGTCATGACAGGGAGCCGGGTAAGAATAGCATTGATGGAAGCGGCATCAAGTTTACAGCCATAGAACATGCGGCTCGCGGACGTCAAGGATGGTATATCGGAGGAAAAACTAGTTAAGGAAGAACAGCCCTCGAACATTTGAGTGCCTATTGCCATTCGAGGCAAATCCACATCAAAACTTGTTAGGGGCGTTTGCCGGAACATACTGTTGCCCTTCTCTAGGGAGGGCAACGGAAGGTCAAAGCTTGTCAGGGAGCATTCGGTGAACATTGACTCCCCGATAGTCAGAGAGGACAGATCGGAGGAAAAATAAGTAAATTGGCGCAGTCGATAGAACATTGATTTCCCGTTAGTCAGAGAGGATAAATTTCCATCGAATTTTGTCAGGGCGGATTGGTTGAACATGCTATTACCATTTGTCAGGACAGGCATCTGGCCTGTGAACTCCGTCAATCGATTGCATCGGTAAAACATTTGCTCCCCGATTTCCAGCCGTGGCAAATCCTTATCAAAACGTGTAAGTTGTGTGCAGGTGCTAAACATGGCGGTTCCATCAACCAGGGAGGGCAAATCAGAAACAAAATCCGTTAATTTTTGGCAACTGTAAAACATTTGATTGCCTATTTCCAGCCGTGGCAAATCTGCATTAAAGCTCGTTAAAACAGGAGCACTCATGAACATATTGCTGCCGTCCGTCAACACAGGCATCCCCAAGGAAAAACTGGTTATGTTGGCAGAACCGAACATATAATAACCCCTCTCTAAATTGCTGAATGGGGTATCTTCAATTAAAAGGGGAATGATGACGTCCGAGGATTTGGTACCATAGAACAATCTGTCGCCTATAACCAGCTTGCCGTTGTTGTGCGCGCGCCACGTCCCATCATCATCGACGGAGATATAAAAGCCGAGCATGCTATTAACGGCGTCCGTGACGGCATCGACAATATCATCTTTGGCGGATGTGACCGCCTCAATAGAATTTTCCACATGGGAGTCAAATCCGGTCACTTGAGCATCAATAGCGGTCTTGGCATCCGTCGCTACCTTGGCTGCCTCCTGGGCCGTGGCGGCATAATCCACCCCCAGCAGTTTGCGCGTCTGGTCATAAGCCCACCAGGCCAGGTCCACGGCATCAAGGGACACGGTAACGGTATCCCCAAGGCGGACGGTCATGCGGTGGGAGGATGGATTACCGCCGTCCCTGGGGTCAATCCGTTCCGCCACCGTTACCAATCCGGCAAGGATGCGTTCCTTGGGTGTAAACATTGCCGCTTGCAACCAGACCTCCCAAGAGTACATCCCCAAGTCTTGAGGCGGGACATGCACCAGGATAGCACCTTCGGCGGCGGTGGACATGTCTATGATCAGGTTGGTCACGGCATCCCCGGCCTTGAGAGTGGCGGCAAGGTCGGCTCCGGTCAAATCCAGAGGGATGCCCGCTGCGTCCTGGATAATCAAGGACACATCATAGGCGGTCCCCCTGGCAAGGGACAGATTGGCAACGGCGGCAATCATGGCGGCAATCAGATTTCTTCTTCCGTATTTGATGCAGGGTCCGGCGTAATCGTATCTTCCACAGAAGGGAGGTGTAGCATTTCTACCGTGTATTTCTGCGCGCCCGTCCGCTCCCGTGAATCGTCCAGGTTTTCCACGTAATAGACTTTCCCTTCAAATTCTACCTTGTCCCCAATTTGAGGAACAGGCAAGGATGACGCTTTCACGCCCTTTTTGCCGCCGCGGATGACTTCCAAAGTGACGGTTTCTTGGGCGTCCCAATACACGACGGATTCCGTATTGCCGGATTCGCCGATGAATTTTTCCGAGGAACGGGTAGGCTTGCGCTTGACGGAGGTGACAACGCCCCAGGGGACGGTTACGCCGTCAAGGCCAAAGCAAATATCATTGCCGCGAACAGTATATGAATTTTGTGTAGCCATATATATAATTAGTGTGAGGGTTAGAATTCAGTTTCAAAGGATGTTACTTCCACGGTCATAGTCCAGACAGCCCGGCCCGGCGCGTCTTCCCAGACGATGGACAGGGGGGCCGCGGTTCGGGGCTTGCAGATGACCTGCCCCTCATAGCCTAGGGAATTCCACATGAGCGTCTGCAGGACGCGGTCGGTCATGTGGTTAGCGTTGTCCATGTTTCCCCCAGGTACGCCGGGGGAGGCGGCGGAGATGAACAAGGTCACTTCGCGGGAGATGTCCGCCTTGATAGGCATCCCTCCCTCAATATCGTGGGAGACGTTGAGGGCACCGGGAAGGACAAAAATAACGCTGTCCGGATATTGGTTGAGGTCCGCCAGGGCTGCCTCATAGGTCAGGACATTGGGAGCCGTGACGCATTGGGAGATTCCGGCTTGTTCAAGCTCCGCTACTACGGCGCGGAGCAACCATTGTGTGTCTGTAATCATATGATTTTCCGGTGGGAGCCATAAGCAATGGCTCCGGATTTTTTGCCGCAAGAAGAGGGGAAAGGGAACGTGCCGTCCCTAATCTCCTGCAAGGCTTTAAGTGCTGCATCATAGGCGGTCCGCTGGTCGTCCGTCGTCTTGTGTAGCAGCTTGGCAAGGTCGAACACGGCAATGTCTCGCGCCCATCTGGTCATGAGGTTGCCCGGAACCTCGCGGCCCTGGCAATATCCATCCACCAGGGCCGCCGCACTGAGCATGTTGTCTGCCACGGGGTCTTCCCCTGCCGGGGCCTGCTTGCGGATGTCGGCGAGCTGGTTGGCCGTCAGGGAGGCCAGGAGGTTGGATTCTGTCAGGAGTGTTTTCATGATGGGGATTCAAGCCCGGCGCGCTGGCAAATCGGCAGACACGCCGGGCAATCATGCGGGGTTAATTTTCTTATGACGCTGATGGAATGGCGGGCATTAGGATAAGGCCTTCCTTGATGCCAACCGCGGAGCCATAGATACACTCGAAGGTCATGAAATGCTTTCCGGTACCGGTATCATAGTGGCGGCGGTAGGACATCGTCAGTCCCGTGTCCGCGTCTGTGACCGTCCTGGATTCCATATAGGCCTTGGGTTCGGATGGGGTCACGGCCCGCGTAGCTACGGCTAGCGCAGACGGGTGGACGATGAAGCCGTTAGGAGCAGCGGAGCTAGACGGCAGAATCGTAGACTCGAAAAGGTTGAATCCCAGAAGACGGGGAATGACCCCGTCACGGATATATTCCGTCCCGCCGTAAGCCATGGCAGAAGCCACCTGGACGGAAGAATCCTTGGCTAATGCCGTGTAGGCGGAGGCACTGGGGAAATAGGTGCGGTTGGTCTTCGGGACTTTCAGACTGCCGAACTTCTCCCGTGCCATGATCAGCAGGTCCATGACGCTCATGCCTGCCACGGGGGCAAGGGCGGTGGGGAAGTTGGTCTTGGTGATATTCGCAAACACCCCCGTAATGACCGCGGAGGCCACGGCGTTGCCCATTTGTGCCGCAAATTTTTGTAAGGATGCGGAAGAGCTTTCGAGAAATTGGCGGTCGGTCAGCCCCACCGTGCTTTTGGCGTAGCCGGACATGGTGACGGTGATGGCACTCATGCTTCCGGTTTCTGTTTCGTAGTCGTTTTCAATGTTGGATGTCCCAACGGAACCGATAAGAGGCACTTGCAGGGCTGCGCCCTTGCTAACGGCCTCCTTGGAATAATCGGTAGAAAACAGATTGAGGGCGGCAAGGGAAGCCTTGTAGGCCTCCATGCCGGAGGTAACGATGATGTCATCGTTTAATTTGGCGTCAATAGTAGTAGGCATATGATTTAATGGTGGATGGTTGGGTATGATGTTAGCCGTGGATTTTGGTCAGGGCTTCGCGGTTTTCCTGGAAAAACCGCAACCGCTTCTCTGCGTCGGTAATGGAATTGTAGCTGGCAAGCAAGGTTTCCTCTTTGCCTTTGCCGTTGTCCTTGTTATCCTCCGGCTTATAGGAGGCCTTGAACACGGGATTGACAGGCAGGGAGGCCAGCAGTTTCACGGCATCCGGATTTTTCAGGAGAGTTTCCTTCCAGGATGCCTTCATGTCAGGGGAGATTTTCCCTTCCGCGCAGGCGGCTTCCACGGATTCCTCCGCGGCCTTGGCCTGCATGTCGGAAACAATCTTCTGTGTTTCTTCCAGTTGCTTTTTCAGGGTGGCGTTTTCGTCCTGCAAAGCTTTAATTTCTTCGTCGGTCATGGTTGTGGTTTCTGTTTTTGTGTTTTCAGGGCCGCCGCCCGCAGGGGCGGAGGCAGAAAGGGATTGGATGGTACGGAAGGCGGCTCGGTTGACCAGGCCTCCCATGTTGGCGGACGTACCTGTAACGGTGCAAATGCCGTCGGCGTCCGGCTCGGAAAGGTCAAAAGCAGGGGAAAAACGTTTGAGGGACTTGCCCTTCTTAGCCCGCCCCTCATCAGTCCAGGAGACTACTAGGCGGATGCCTCCCTTCTTAGGATCATCACCTCCCCAGTACACGCGGTTGACCCAGGCGGATGCTTCGCCATCGGCATGCAGGAAATCAATAAAAGGAGCGTCTCCTTTCCCGGCGTCAAATTCAGCCTGGCACCTAGCCCGGCATTCCTCCACACGGCGGGCGGCTTCCTCGTCAACCAGGATGTTCACGGTTACGACCTTACCCTCCGGAGTGTGTGGGGAAACCGTCTGGACGCCGGGGGGCATCCACTGAATGTCGTCCGTGTCGTCATCTCCCAGGGATGCGGCGGCAAAGTTGGCAAAAAAGATCATGCCCTGACTATGCCACAGACGGAGGGCCAGCTTGAACACCGCGGCCTGAATGGTAATCAGGGGCGTCCCTGGCGACGAAGAAAGATGCGGGCGGCACTGTTGACCGCCTTCAGCACCTTGTCGTCGGGAGGCAAGGCCCGCGGGTCTTTGGGAATGCGTTGCCCTCGCTTGAATACATAGTACATTTTTTGTCCGAGAGCCAGCCCCACCGGGCGGCCTCCGGACCAGACGGGCCGCAGGTCTTTAATGCCGCGGGGACTTTTCCCGTGAGCCTCCGCTGTGACCGGGATAGCCAGCATTTTGGCTTTCTTGGGGGAGATGTGTCCCCCGTAAATGTGGATAGCCACATGGGGATGGTTGATGCGGACCATGATGCCGCTGCCTCCTAATACGGGAGCCGTGCAGGAATTGGCGACAGCCAACCAGAAATTGGTCCGCGTGCCCCCCAGCCGGTTCGGCTTGGCGTTCTTGGCCCGGAAATGGCTGATAAGCGTATTCCTCATGGCAATCCCCATGATTTTTTTCAGGGCGGGCTGGCGTGAGGCCAGGCGTTCTAGTTCCGGTGTCACCGTGTCCCTGGTCAATTTCAGGTCAATGCTCATACGCGGGGTACAGATGATTTGCCGATAACTGCCGCCGTGCCCATGGCGTGTTCCATGGCTTCCGCCAGAGCGGCAGGATGCAGGTTTTTAAGCAGTTGCCCGGAGGCCAGATAGTCGGCCACCATGGCCCGGAATTCTTCGTCCGTGACGGCTTCGTCGCAGGCGGCGCGGGTCAGTCTTTCCAGTCCTGGCCGGGCATCCCCCAGCCAGGCGTCCAGAATGTCAGGCAGGTCCCGGAGGATGGACTGGTTCAGGGCTGCCAGTTGATCGTCCCTGGTCATAGCGTGGTTGCCGCCTTGTTGAGTTCCGCCATGTAGTATTCCCTGGCCGCGGCAGGCATGCCGTCCAGGGCTTTAGCCATCAGGGCAGGATTGCCCATGCCGGAGGCTGGAGGCGTAACGACGGCTTCTCCTTCTGCGGGAGCAGGGAATCCCATGTAGCTATAAGCCCAGGACTGGGACACGGGGAGGCCGTTAGCAACCATGGATGCCAACGCCAGGGCCTTGGGATATACTTTGTCGTCTCCCTGGCTTTCAAATAATTCTTCATCGTAGCCGGGCATCGGGGCCTCGATGGTCTCATAGACATAGCTCTTGGACAGAGGGATCCCCTTGTCCAGGATTTTGCCGATGCGGTCCACGGCGGCATTGGGGTCATTGACCGTCTTGCTCGCGGGTGCGAAGTAAGGCAGGGAGGAGTCCTCATTCCCCGGCGCGCCGTTGTATTCATAGACGGCGGCCAGCATCTGCTCATTGAGGATTTCGCAGAGCCAGCCCGCGGCGGCGTCAATGATGTCGCTCCTGACATTGTAGTGGACTTCTCCCAGGGCGCGGCTTCCGGCTTCCCCCGGCGAGGATGTCAACGTTTGCCCCAATATCAACAGGTCGCAGGCGGTGTCTGCCATTTCAATCATCTGGTTTTGGGGGTTGTCGCTGCCCTTGTTGGACGGTTCTTTCAGTTCCAGCGTACAGCCCGTGGGGGCGGCGGCATAAGCGGCGGACCCCATGTTTTCCAGCATGGACTCCATAATGTCCTTTAGCTCCGGGTCGCTCTTGTCATAGGTAGCCCAGCGGATGGGCAATCCGAAAATCTGGGCGAAGTTGAGCAGCCAATCCGCCGAAAAGTTGGCGGCGCACCAATACCAGGCCAGGGAGCGCAGCAACGCGCCCCCGGAGGGATGCCCGAAAGAGACGTTGTTGATTGCCACCAAAAATTTATTGGGCATGAAATCCCCCAGGGCATCGGAGCCGGGGGAGCGCATTCCGAAAAGTCCGCTTTCCGCTTCCCATCCGTACCAGCGGGGATGGACTTTCCGTGTCTGCCGGGGGAGCCACGCCTGCGGCATGTGAGCGCAGCCGCGCACTTCCCAGTCGATTTCCCGGACGGTGACGCCACAAAACCACCCGTCAAGCAATCCGTTGATAGTGCCGCGCCAGCCCTGGCCGTCCTCTCGGTAGTTGCCCTTCATACCGTCACGGGTGCGTTCGGCCAAGTGTTTCATCTCTTCCAGGTCCTCTGTGTCCTGTACATTCCATTGCAGACCGCACACCGCATTTTTAAGTTCGGTAACATTTTTCACCAGCCGCGGCCAGGTCCGGCACATGAGGTCATATAGGGCATGTTCTTCTTCAGGGCAATCTCCGTTCAGGGAAGCGTCAAGTACACGGGCAATATATTCTGGAGTGACCCAGGCCAAGTCCGGCATCATCCAGCGCGGACGTGCGGGAGGAATGAGGATGCGTTGCAGGCCGGACGCCTGGCGGGCGTTTTTAGCCTCTATAATCTGCTTGACGGTCATTGACCCGACTTGAGAGTTCAACGGCGCGCTAGAGGGTCCGCGGTAAGCCGCGGAGGCAATCTTATTTTGGAGGGTGATGGTCATGATGATTTACGGTTGAGTTTCCGCCTCTGGTGACGGTATTTGCTGCGTCCACGGCCCATGATGACGCCATTCACGGCGTCTCGCGTCCAGGTGCCTTCCTGCGCTTTCATGGTCAGGGCATGGTAGGCGAGAGCCAAAGCCCAGAAGAGGTCGGCGTGGCCGCTGTCAGTACGGTCCGCGTTGTAGCAGACCAAGCCCGTCTTGGTGTAGCCTTTTTCGATGGCAGCAATGTGGGCCTTCAGGAGTTCGTGGCTGGGGATGATGATTTTTCCAGCTTCCATGGCGCGGGAAAGATTGGAGGCAAGTTCCTCTTTTGAGGAATTGTTGAAGATGATGCCGCGTACCTTGTGGCCGTTGCGCCTCTTTTTTGCGTCCTCCACATATTTATCCCCCAGACCCGTCTGGTCGATGACGACAAGCTTGACGCCCGCGGCTCCGGTCATCTCGTCAAGTTTCCGGTCCCGGCTCTCCCAACTCTTGTCATCGTGATAGTACACCATCCGGACCACATAGCGGTCGTGCCAAGGTTTCAAGGCAATGTAACAGTGCTTATCCGCCATGCGAGCCACATCCACCCCCACGCCAAATTCTCCCTCTTCCGCGGCAATGTTCCCGGAAGAGGAGGCATAGCGGTCATTGGTGCTGGCAATAATCGTGTCCCAGGAGATGAGCTGTCCCGCCGTATCTTGAGGGACACACATATATTCTTCCAGAAAATCCGCTTCCGTGAGGCATTTTGCCCGGCAGGATTTGAGGAATTCCTCATGAGTCATTGACTTGCCCGTCTTGGCATTGATGCGTTCGACAATGCCCGCATTAACAGCATCTACAATTGTCACCCTGTGGAAGCTCCACCCCATCGGGTTGCCGTTGTTCACACAATCATTAATCAATTGATTGAAGACGGATTGCTTGCCCCGGTGAGTCGAGATGACGATGCGCTGACCACCCCACTGGGTAACGGCAGAGGACACCTTCAACAGTTTTTGCTGCTGTTTATGGACCGCATATTCATCCAGGACCACGCAACCGCGCTTTCCCGCCAATACGTCGGCATTGCTGGATAGGGCAAAAATGGTGCGTCCCGTGGAGAATTTAATCGTGAAGACCGTCTCGTCTTCGATGATTTCCTCACCAAGTTCTACGGCACCCAAATTATAGATTTTCGCCCATTTCTTGCAGTCGTCCACAAATAGTTTTGCCGCCGTCTTATCACGCGAGCATATCCACCAATCATATAACGCGCCTTTTTTAACGCAGGCCCGCACCGCCTTCAGGGCAGTGTACTCCGAAAACCCCTCCTGACGGCCTTTTTCCACCAGGATATTGTCGCTTTCGTCTTCCAGGTAACTTACCTGGTAAGACATGCTTCGCGGCTCTTTTTGTTTGGCAGTGCGGGCCATGTTTACATGAGATTCATGGCCTCTTCAATGGCGGCCATTTGTTCTTCCGTCAGGCCGTTTCCGGACTGGGTCTTTTTCTGATTGGCCGCTTCCGCCGCGGAGGCTTCGCGGGTTTCGCGCCGGATGTCCGCCATTTCCCGACGAAGGGACATCATAAGTTTGATAATATCCAGCATCTTGCCGGGTTTGTCGGCAATCATGGTCTGGATGTCGGACACGTCCAGACCGTCAAGCGCGCCTTCCAACATATCCATAGCCGCCGCCAGTCCAGCCTCCGCTGGTCCTCCTTCCTCCGTGTACTTTTTCAGCAAGTCCACTTTCCAGGCATAGCGGTCACGAGCGGCGGCTACTCGTTCCTGTCGGGCTAACCACTCTTTGTGCGCTCCCTTCCGATAATTGGTCACATTCTGTGCGTTAATACCGGGATAGCCTTCTTGGGCGCAAATGTCCGCCACGTCCCGCCAGGTGCCCCCGTCTGCTAGGCATCGGCTCACATCATCCTGCACCCTGGCAGGCATGCGGCTGATGGCTGCCGCGGCTGTTCTTGTGGCAGTCATGACAGCAGAGCCTCCTTTCCCGCATCGAGAATTTTCCAGCGGACGCCAAACGGAGAGGGTGCCAGACGGCAAACATATCCCAGGGCGGCCAAGGTTTCCAGCTCCGCCTCTACCTGGCGATGGTCAAATCCGGCAAGCCGTACTTCCGTGACCAGCTTTTCCGTGGACATGGAGAGGAGGCCGTTGATGTTCAGCAGTTCTAAAATAAGCTGTCTTACTTTCTGCGCTTCGGTCATGATGATGGGATTTTAAGACAATTCAGGCCGCGGCTTGTACACCGCGGCCTGAATGGAAGTTATTTACCCTGGAGCCGGGAGCCTTCCAGCCGTCCAATGGCCCGGTTCAGGTTTTCAAACTGGTTGTGGCTTTGCTCCCGCATTTTAATGATTTCCTCCACAATCTCCTTCTTGTCCTGTTCCCGTGATTGTTCCAGAGCCGTCAGGCGGGCGCGGTGTTCGTCCAGGCGGTGGTGGATAACCTTGATATGATCCATTGAGGCAGGCTTCCAACCCTCGACGACCTCGACGGGCTGGTCTTCGACTGTCATGGGCCGGGGCTTCCCCCGTGCCCTGATAGCCTGCCACATCTGCACAATTTTGCCGACGACCATTATAACAATCAGCAGTTTGACAACGAAATCAGGGTCTACAGTATTGATGTCCATAATCAGTAGTTGGCAATGCCTACGGCGATAGCTCCGCACAGATTAGAGGCGTGTTCCAAGGCCGTTTCATAATCGCGGTTATTGTCGATAAAAAACGGTTCCAGGATGACGCAGGGAGCCACGGTTCCACGGAGCTGCGCGCCGCCGCGCTCTGTCCCAGTGATGGGCTTGATGCCCCGGTCCGGCAAGCCCAGAGCCTTGACCATCTGCATCTGAATGCACTGGGCCAGACGCTTCCCGCGCGAGGAAGAATGCCAGTATAGGGTTTCCGTACCGCTGGCTGTCCCATTGAAAGCATTGGCATGCAGGGCCACAATCACGTCAGCGTTGGCTTCATTGCAGGCACGCACGCAGGCAGTCATGCCCGTGCCTCCCCCGTCCGTTTCACGGTTGACGATGACAGCCCCGTGACCGTAGCCGTTGAGATAGTTAGCTAACCGCTGCGCAAATGTTCGCCAGAAGCGGTATTCACTCATTCCGTAGTGGCTATTTTCCGCACCGGGAGCAGACGGGCAATGTCCAATATCGATACATACTTTCATGATGGTTTTTCCTTTCTATATAGGTTCCGGGAGGGATGCCCCTCCCGGAATGAATGGATTACTTGATGCACTGCACAACGGGGGCAATCGTCGTTTCCGGGACGGCCTGTGTCCAAACCAGGGCATGCGTCTTGTCGTCCCAGGTCAGCGTCCGACCATCACGCGTGAGGGTGTATTGACCGTTCTGGATGCTGATTCCGGTATGGCCCGGAGGGTCGGACTGCGTCTTGGAAGCGCAGGACGACTGGGTCAAGGACATCCAGGCGACGACGGCTCCAATAATGGCTCCGGCAAGCACCTTGGCCCAGTTGGAGGGGATTTTACACGCCATCAGGATGCGTGTGATGATTCCGGCGGCTTCTTCTTTGTTGATGTTATTCATGGTTCTTCATTTTGTTAATTACCCTATTTACAGGAGGCCGCCATCTTGACACAAAAAAGGCCGCACCTTGCATGGCGCGGCCTGTTTGAGAAAGTATTGTATTTATCCTGTAGTGATAAATAGGAGGGAGGATTTATCCCATTGTGATATTCGTAGCAGCGGCCCTGGCTTCTTCCATTTGCCGTTGTCTCCTTAATTCACGGGCGTTTTCTTCCACCTCTTGTCCTGCTTGATATACAGCAATCGCCGTTTGGGAATTCAAGCAAGAAGAAATTAACTGTTTTCCATCTAAAGAGGTACAGGTAATAGTAGCCCCAAAGATATGTTCCTTGATGTGGATGTCTTGGAAATCAATTAAATGAATGTCAGAAAATGAGCATGTCAGCAATGACGGCTCAATCACCAAAAACCGCCGATTTGTAAGCACTACATAATTGGGTTTTATGGGCCATATACCTGCAATCTGTCTTTGCTTGGCCCATGCAAGAATTTCTTCCCCTTGGACAAGGTAACGGGTAATAACGTCAGCGTCAGTCATAGTAAAACCATACGAATCCATATAACTCCCGGCAAGCCTAAATCTTCCTTATCCAGCCTACCATCGCATCTTTCAGCATGTCTAATTTTTCTTCCGCCTGTAATGCCCTGTCTCTCCATATTTTGACTTCCGAGGCCATTCCCTCTTCCTGTGTTTGCAATAAGATAGAGAGTATTTTGTTCTTGACGCAGGCAGATACTTGGCAGCCTTGTTCTAACCTCACAATATGCAACACGCTATATCCTGACAAGTCTGCAAGGTCGGACAATGTCAATTTTGTCTTTTGCCTCAACTCTTTAAAGTCAATCTGTTTACACATAGGGCTGACACCTTACAAAGGATGACTTGTCCCGGCAATGTATCAATTCTTCAATGTGTCTCATGTGAGACACGTTTTTTCGGCGTTAATGATTAACAATAAGTATTTATACTTTAAAGTTAACTGTTCACCCGTGAACAAGTGGACTAAATTTTTTTAAGCCATCCCTGCATGGCTGATTTGAGTTGATTTAGCTTTTCTTCTGCGCGTAACGCTCTATCTCGCCAATGCTGAATTTCTGTTTTGTCACCTTCTTCCGTTTTTTGTAATAGGATAGACAGGATTCTATCTCTTAGCCGTTTACTTCCTATATCGTTTAATTCTAATCCATTTATGGATGCAATGCTATAGCCAGACAACTCAGAAAGCTGGGAGAGAGTCATTCCAGATTGTTCACGGAGACTCTTAAAATTTACGAAATTTGTACTTTTCTCTTGCATGTTTACGAAATATGTAATACGAAAAGTGTATGTTAACGCGTGTACACATTAAAAGCAATCGCCAACTCTCCCCGGAGGTTTTGGCCGCGCGGGAAATTTTGAAGAGGAAAGGGTGGTCTTATAGGACTGCGGCACCTTTCCTTGGTGTTACCTACCAGCAAATAAGCTTTGTCCTCAATGGACATAGGCAAAGCATATCCCTTCTTCGTCGCATTCATGCCCTCCCACATCGGAGAGGCAAATAACAACCCCAAATACGAAAATGAACGAACATCAACGCAAATATGCCCGCCGTGACCGGGAGGACAAACAGAAAGCCCTATATGGCTGCCCTCTGGTTTTCGCGCCAGAAGAAGAAAAACACGCTATCCGCTGGGGAGCCGTCATCCTGGCCGTCTGCCTGGGTGTGTTCCTCTGGATTGTCGCCATGGCCGTCATCGACTGTATCATTTACCGCTAATAATCATGACCGCGCCACTTACTGACAAGGACTGGGATGCCGTAAGCCCGGAGTTAAAGGCCCTGTGCCTGCTGCGTCTGCTGCGCCGTCCTGCTGTAAGGAAATGGGCGGCGCGTGAATTCGGTTTCTCCCCATCTGGCCCCCTCACCCAGCGGCAACTGGCCGCCTGGTGCGGCGTGGATGAATCCACTATCAGCCGATGGGAACGGGACGCCATCATTAAAATGCGTGGAGCCGCCAGACGATGTGGCCTCACACAAGAAATTTCACAATACAAACACTAAAAATATGAGCAAAAAAGACATTACTCAAAACATGCTGAATTGCCTGGCGGAATACGCCAATAACGTGCGGCGTGATTTAACATCCGCTTGCGCCAATGCGCTGAAAGCTGGGGCCTACCTCAACCATATCCGCACGACGAACAATATCCCCATGACGGACGCCCTGTCCCGGATTGGATTGAGCCGTGCCACCGCCTATCGATGGATGGACGCGCACAACACCGCTTGCAAAATCCTCGAACTACAGGCTACCCCCTCCGTTCTGGATGCGGATTTCGCGGACCATTTGGCCGCTCTGGACGACATTGCCAAGGGCATGAGCCTGTCCCGTCTGTCCCTGGGGGCTCCGGCTCCTAGCTCCGACATTGCTCGCTTGGACATCCTCCAAACAGGGGCGGAAACCGCCGAAACGGAACAGGAGGAAGAACTCTATAAGCAGGCCGTGGAAAACGTAGAGTCCGGGAAATGGACTCTTATTCAGGCCATGCGGGCAGTCGGAGGGAAAGCCGCCCAGGACATAGCCATCGAACGCCGTAAAGACCCCGTGTATATCGAAATCGACGAGGAAAGCAAGAAGCCCGTCGGCATCCTTCCGAAAGCCATCACCAGTCTTAAAACGGGCCTCCAAAACTGGAACGTCTTTGACGGTGAAGCAAAACGCGTCTTTGCTCAATTGTTGAAGGAAGTTCTTAGCGAACTCCCGGATGAACTTAAAAAGTATCTCTAACTTTTTGTTGCCATGAATCACGACGATTTAATCGCCAAACTTCAAAAGCTGCTTGCCCTCGCCCAACGCGGAGAGGAAGGGGAAGCGGTGAATGCCCGCGCCTTGCTTGATAAGATGCTTGCCAAATATGGCATTGATGAAGCCAGCCTGACCGACATTCGTACCTTGCGTTATGCGACAGACTCCGATGATGAAAAAGAACTGCTCATTGTTGTGACCAGTTTTGCCTTGCAAATTCCAACATTCCAAGTGGATGCCGACATCGTCGTCCGTATGGATGATTTTGGTGCGGACCTGAAAATGAGTGTAGAACAACATGGCTTAACTGCCGCACTCTTTGAACATCATCGTATAGGATTGGACACATCCCTGAAACAACTGGCGGCGGACCAAGCCAAACAGCATGCCCTTATTCAGGAAGAAATAACCCGGCTGACTGCCAGGACCAGAGACATGAAAGCCATCCTTGGCAATCTTGACAAAACGCAAAAGAAAACGCGCAAAATGGCCGTGTGCGCTTATGTCAACTTGAACAATCTGGTGGACTACGCCGGATGGAGCAATGCCAGCGCGGCGGGCGAAGAAGCCATCCAGGCCGCCGCTGCCTCTTGCGTCCAAGTGGACCCTAATTTCAAACAATTGCCAGGGCAACGCCTCGGACCTTCTTCCATATGAACCGCTATTTTCTCGTTATTGTACATGTAGCTGCTACCGCGTGGGTGTGTGTATCGCTGGCTCTTAATGATAGCCCCTACTTGGCTTTCTGGTTGGGTTTATTTTTGCTGGGCAATACATCTGTAAAAATTCGTTAACCGACTATGGCAATACTCCCCGACCATTCTTTTAACGCCTTTTCCGCAGGCCGTTCCGGGCGGCCCCGGAAAGTGGAACTAACGGACGAACAGAAAAAAGAACTGGCAGCCCTTTACCTGGCGACCAACGCCACCAGGAAAAGCGGCAGCATGACGCTGGCGTGGTCTATTTTTGCCAGCCAACAACCGGAACTTGGATGGGATGCCGCGGCCAAATCCAGCAAGCACACCATCCCGGCAGTAGCGCGAGAAGTCATGGAACATGCCCGGCCCATGGTTGGATTCCATCGAGGAGGGGAACGCAAATTGAGGGAATCCGCCTATTCCCCCGGACTACTCCGCCGCAACCTGGACGGGGGCCTTCTGCGTGCCGGACAACGCGCGTCCTGGGACGACGCCACCATTAACTTTGGCGTGTGCGTTCCATGGCCGTGGAGGGGCAGCGGCGATAAATGCGCGGAAAAATACGGCGTGCGTCTGGGACGCTTCCAACTTTTAGCCTGCCATGACGACGCCACAAGCTTCATCCCTGCCTACTCCTACGTCATCCGTTATGAACAGACTTACCGCGGGGAGGACGTAGCCGGGGCCATGATACGGACTTGCCGGGACGTTGGCATCTTCGATGCTTTTGTCCTAGAGGGCGGCGTGTGGAAAAGCGACCGTGTCCAGCGGTTGCTTGACGGCCTCGGCATCCATCACATTGATGCTAAAGGGAGACCTCAATGCAAACTGGTAGAAAACTTCTTCAATCGTCTCTGGTCCGTCCTCTCGGTGGTGCCCGGCCAGGTTGGCCGCTACCAGGCGGAAAACAAATCAACCAGCGAAAAATACGTCGCCTGCCGCAACGGCCGCCAGGACCCGCGCACCCTTTTTCCCATGCTCACGGACGCCCTGGCCGCTATTGACTGGGCTATTAACTACCTCAACACCCACCCCATAGAATCCCGCGAATACGGCAAGTGGATTCCCCGCGAACGGTGGGAAGCGGACTTGAAAGCTCAGCCCATGCGCCAGGTTGATGCCGACTTCTCCTGGTTGCAGGCTCCGGCTATCGTGAAGCGTAAAGTGGTCAGGGGGATGCTCCGGGCCACCGTCCCCGGCCCCCTGGGGGTGCCGCAACGCTGGTCTTTCAGCGCACCGTGGCTCTGGACCGAAGAAGGAAAGGAACTCATGCTCCACTTTGACCCCCTAGGAGAGTGGCCGCTTTCTGCTATCGTGACGGCACCGGGAAGCGTCAAAGTCCTGGGAGAAGTCTCCTGCACCAACCCGGTCAGCATGGGTGGATGTGGCGAAGACATCTCCCTTCAAATCCGCCAGATTGTCCGCACGGAATACCGCCTTTTGACTGCTACAGGAAAAACGGGCCGGGAATCCACCCTCCGCGCCCTCAACGGTCAGACATCTATTGCCCAGGGCGTCAAAGGACAGGACGGCGACGCCTCCGCGGACGCTCCGCCGGACGCTGTCCAGGTTCCCGCCAAGGTGCGCGCTTCCAAGCTGGCAGACCCTCTTTCCCGCGCCGCGGCAGAGGACAGCCGCTCCACTGTTCCCCAACCAATCACCCCCGCCACGCGGGACGACTTCGCCGCCATGCGCCGCCGCGCCCGGCAGGCAAACACAGCAACCACCCTCAACTTCTAAAAAATCATGAACAAATACGAATTATCAACACATCCGGACGTTGGCATCCTGGCGGACAGGCAAGCCAGCCTCCACCTCAATGACCAGGACTTCTGCCGCCGTGTAGGGTTCTCTCTGGCCGCATCCTCCTGGGGTAAAATCAAGGCCGGCACCTGGTCTGGCAATTGCGCCAATGCCCTGGTGGCCGTCCAGCAGGCCCTTGCCTCCGGTGACGACCAGCCAGCCGCGCCCGTCGTGGATGGGGACACCGTTCTTCTTTCTCATATCTCCCTGGCCGTGGACGCCGTAGAAGCGGCCTCCTGCACCAGCGACGAACACCGTCTGGTCTTCATCGTTGGAAAGACAGGCTCCGGTAAATCCAAGACGGCGGCCTATCTGGCCTCCAGATTCAACGGAGCTATCATCAACGCGGCCCCGGCTTGGGAAAAAAGTTACCTGCACGCCCTGGCCTCCATCGGCGCGGGGCTGGGCATCGGCAACTCCTGGCGGTCTGCGGGCGACGCGGAACGCTCCATCATTCAAGCCCTCCAGACAGCCCCGCGCCTCATCATCATTGACGAGGCCAACCACTTCAACAGGGCAACTCTCAACTTCCTGAAAACCGTCCTCAACCTGACGCGGTGCGGCTTGGTCCTGCTGACCCTCCCGGACCATATGGCCCGCATGTCTGCGGACAGCCGCGAAGAATTCCCCCAGCTCCTGCGACGCAGCATCGCCATCATCCATATCCCCAGCATCACTGGGGAGGAAGTATCTGCCATTCAGCGCGGACTATTCCCGCAAATGGATATCCGCAACACCTCCCCCATTTGCGCCCTTGCCAACCAGTTCTACAACCTGGACACCGTCCGTCGCGTGCTGGAAGAAATCGACGCCGGACAAACGCCGGACGCCGCCGTCAAGGCGGTGCGCCGCCAAATTCAGGCCATCACTCCAACCCAATCCCTCAACTAGCATGACCGCTCCCGCCACCATTGAAACGGAAACCGCCGCGCAATTCATCAGCATGGCTCTCTCCACTTATGGAGTGCCGTTCCAGGTACTTTCTCCGACTCCTTACCCCGACAAAATCGGCATCCGCCTGCACCCAGAAGAGCAATACTGTATCGTCCACGCGGAAGCTTTCCTGGCCTGGATGTCCACCACACGGCCATCCCTTGACAAACTCCGCGCCACTCTCGACAAAAAAATCAAACTAAACCGTCGTCATGTCTAACTGGACCGTAACCGTCCGCAGGAAGAACGAGATGAAGCCCACCCACCATCTCTGGCTTAACAGGAACATATGGTGGCTGGTCATCTCCCTATATAATAAGGAAACACGCAAAACGATGCGGCACCGTCAAAGTCTCCGGACGGAGGACCAGGCCGTCGCCATCAAACGGCGGGACAAAGTTCTGCAGGCTCTCTATGCCGCCTACGGAAAGGAAGAAAAATAATATGGTCAGAGAGCCGGAAGCCATGCCCTTTTGGGAAGCCCTATCCCTCTTGGAAGGGAAAGAAGCCGTCGCCTCCGCCATGACCACGGCGGAATGGCGGCGCATGCCCGTGGCTGTCCGGCTCAAATCTCAATTTTCCGCCACGCTCACTTCCGTAAAAGCCGCCAAGGCCATCACGGACTATCTGACGGGCTATGTTCGCGGAGACAAGGCCGTCAATGACCGCGGCCAGGAATATCAGGTGTACCAGGGACGGGCGGAATTCGTGGCCCAAATGAGGGACATCATGATCGAGGAAGGCTTCGGCAAAGTTCTTCACGATGGGACGTTGGACCCGGACATTCATGACAACGATCTCCGGGACCTGCGCGGATGCCGCCGCCTCCAACTCATCTTTGACACCCAGACGGAGCAGGCCGCATCCTTCGCGCAGTGGCAGGAGAGCCAGGACCCGGACGTATTGGACGTGTACCCCTGCCAGCGGTTCGTGCGCGTTCGTCCTGTCCATACTCCGCGCCCGTACCATGATGCCGCCATCGGTACCATCCGCCGCAAGGATGACCTGGCCTTCTGGGTTTCCCTCAACCGGGATTTTCAAGTTCCGTGGGGGCCTTGGGGCTTCAACTCCGGCTGCGGCGTGGAGGACGTGGACCGCGACGAGGCAGAGGCGGAAGGTGTCATCAAGCCGACAGACAAGGTACGGCCAATCGCCAAAGACTTTTTGGAAGGTCTGAACGAATCCATCCGCGGCCTGGATGACCAGGCGCGCCGCTACATTCAGGCCCAGCTTGACAATCAGGTCCGCTTCCTGGGTGATTCCGCGTTTTTCAACCCTAAGGACCAGCCGCGGCCCGTTGACCCGGCACAGACCCCGCCCGTGCGTCCGGCCAAAACTCCGGAGCAAATCGACGCCCAGAAAAAGCGCATTGGAGAAACCATTGCCTCCCGCCAGCAGCGGCAGGCAGACCAGCGCGCCGCCGTGGAAAAAACAGCCAGGGAAGACTTCCGCGCCCGCATGGACGCCGCCCTTGGGCCTCTCCGGGAACGCAGGGACAGCTTGCTCCAGCAAGTGGCGCAAGACAAATCTATTGAGTCCTGGATGGCTTATAAAGCCGCGGATGAAGCTTACATCAAAGCGGCGAAATCCTGGAATCCCGGAGGCATGCTTCACAAAGCCATGATCAAGGACATTGCCCAGCGTCAATCAAAACTATGGGACAAGACCTATCGCGACTCCCTCCGCTTCCTAGGCACGGAAGGCATGCTTGTGCCTAAAGACAAGCGAGGCATGATTGCCCTGTCCTCCGTCATCATTGACTCACATCTACGCATCAAGGCAGACAAGCCGCGCAAGCTCTCCCCCAACATCCGCAAGGGGCTGGACCTCGTTACATCCATTGTCCCGGCAGACAAGCTCCCTTCCGGGCTGGGCCTGCAAATCGTCAAAAACAACAGTCTCCGCGCTTTCCAACTGGACGGAAATATTAAAATATCCGACCAGCACCTCCCGTCCGTCGTCGCTCACGAGCTGGCCCATGCCATCGAATTTTCCAACCCTGACGTTCTCCGTAAATCCGCAGCTTTCCTGTACGACCGCGGGGCGGGGATGCCTGCAAAATCCTTATCCAACCTCGAACCGGGAGTTAAATACAAATCCGTGGAAAAAGCCTTGGAAGACAAATGGAAGGAACGGGGAGGACGGGCTTATATTGGCAAAGTTTACGTAAGAGGCTATCATCCGGAAATGAAAAGGGAGGACTTTGTGGCAAACGTCCAAGGCTCTGAAATCTTGTCCATGGGAATTCAACGCCTGCTGGAAGACCCCGTCAGATTCCGTCAGCAGGACCCGGACTATTTTAACTTCATTAAATCCCAATTAAGCCGCATATGATGTATCTTACGAAATCCCAGATGGATAAAATGGATGCTCTTTTTGACGCCCAGGAACTCCCGGACACGTTCCCCGGAGACATGGAATATGCCTTCATGGACTTGCTCGCTCCGGAAATGACCCTGGAACGTTATCTTGCCATGCCGGAGCAGGAGCGGAAGAAATGGTGGATTAACTGTGACACCCAGCCCGCAGCACCTACGGGATTCACAGACCCGGAAAACGGGGAAGAAATCTACGCCACCCACTACTACTTTGAGCCTGTCACCCCCCAAATCCTCGACCGCATTTACTAGCCATGAAAAAAGCAAAACAACTCGAACTCCCTATTGCCTATCCTGACAGCGGACGTTGGTTTGTCCCGGTCCGGCAACACAAAATAGACGAAAGGACCTATGCCCTCCGCATGGGGAAACCTGTCCAGTTGGGCACCTCCTATGAAATTTCCCGTGAATTCCGTATTGGTCGCCGTGTCCTGGCACGTCTGGCGGATGCCGGATTCATTGAGCGTGTTCGTCCAACTCCCTTCTTGAGCATGTACTATTATGCCGACGTGGCCGAATTCCTCGATAAGACACGCCAAGACCCTAACTTCTGGACAGAGGCCCGCAAAGACGCTTATTTGAATGGAGATTCACCGGAAGACTCTTCCGTTATATTATAGGGAGGCGGCGTTCATTCAGGGCATTCCATGCAAGGCCGCCCTATTCCCCTGCTATGCTTCGCTGCATGTTCAACAACTCCCCTATTATCTGCGGCGACTCTCTCCCCATCATGCGCGGCATGGCAGGCCAATCCTATGATGCCATCATCACGGACCCTCCATATGCCTCCGGGGGATTGACGACAGTGGAGCGCAAGGCTTCCCCGGCGCGCAAATACCTTTCGGACTGCAAATATCTCTCTTTCGAGTCTGACACACGGGACCAGCGTTCCCATTTCCTTTGGTCCGTCATGTGGATGACGGAGGCTTTCAGACTGACACGCCACGGCGGCTGGTTGATGTGCTTTACAGACTGGAGGCAATTACCAACAACAAGCGATGCCTTGCAAGTGGCGGGTTGGACCTGGCGCAGCGTCGTCACTTGGGACAAGACAGAGGCGTGCCGTCCTCATCAGGGCATGTTCCGCAACCAATCCGAGTTTATCTTGATAGCCACCCGCGGCAGTATCGCCAAAGAGCAGGACCGCCCGCGCGTCTTCCCGGCTGGCGTCTGGCGGGAATACCTCCGCCCAGGGGACAAAATGCACCTCACGGGCAAACCCGTCAATCTCATGACCCATCTCATGAGCGTTCTTTCTCCGGCGTCCTCCGTGTTGGACCCGTTTGCAGGGTCCGGCACTACTCTTCTTGCCGCCCGCCGCCTGGGACACATCGGCCACGGCGTAGAGCTTTCTCCTGACTATGTCCGTATTGCCAGGGACAGGCTGGCAGCACCCGCCAACTAA